GACGTGAGCGTGAATATGTCAGGGAAGTGAGAGAAAAAAGGTCGAAATATCCCTTAAAAAACAATGCCGGTCACCTTAAGTGACCGGCATTAGCCATTTGGCGTCTTTTTTAAGAACATCTCAGGCTGTTAATAAATAACTTTATGCCCGTAACTGGCAAGAATATTTTTCACTCTTTCCATGATCTCTTTGGTGGGCGGATTTACGCCATCCAGACCGTATTTCTCACCCATTGCCGTCCATTTATGTTTGCCCAACTCATGGTATGGCAGCAGTTCGATCTTCTCGATGTTAGTCATATCTTTGGTGAACTCACCCAGCTTATGCGCGGAGTCATCATCATCAGACCAGCCCGGCACCACGACATAACGGATCCAGGTGCGCTGATTACGTTTTGCCAGATAGCGGGCAAAGTCCAGAGTGCGGTGGTTGGACACGCCCACCAGATTCTGGTGAATGTCATCATTCATCTGCTTGAGATCAAGCATGACCAGATCAGAGACATCCAATAATTCGTCGATCACCGGATCATAACGGCGGACAAAACCGTTGGTATCCAGGCAAGTGTTGATCCCTTCTTTCTGGCAGGCGCGGAACCAGTCACGCACAAACTCTGCCTGAAGAATGGCTTCGCCACCAGAGGCTGTTACACCACCGCCGGAAGCATTCATGAAGTGACGATACGTCACGACTTCTTTCATTAAATCATCAACATTGATCTCTTTTCCGCCATGTGTATCCCAGGTATCGCGGTTGTGGCAATACATGCAACGCATCAGGCAACCCTGGAAGAAAACAATGAAACGGATACCTGGGCCGTCAACGGTGCCACAGGATTCATATGAGTGGATGCGACCTTGAACGGACATCTGACCCCCTGACTCTGTGGTGCTTTCCGTGGAAATACAATCAGTTAAGTTACTCATAAAGTTTCACTTAGTCCTAAATAGTGCAGATTCGTGGACATTATATGGACACTCCGTTAAGTGGGTTTAATGAGACTGCATCCTGCAAAAAGTCCGGTGCAAAGTGCGCATAAACCATGGTCTGTTGTACGGTGGAATGCCCTAAAATTCGCTGTAGTGTAATAATATTACCTCCATTCATCATAAAATGCGTGGCGAATGTGTGCCGCAGAACATGGACAGCCTGTCCGGCGGGTAGGTCTGGCTTCATAGCTCGTAGTGTGTTTCGCACCGTGTCGTAATTGGGCGTAAACAGTTTCCCGGTACTACGTTTTTTCACCATTTTAACCAAGCCCTCAGACAGCGGTATTGTTCTGCGTCTACCATTCTTCGTTTTCATGAATGTCAGCATGCAGTTAATAATGTGCTCAGCTTTAAGATCTGCAACTTCACTCCAGCGACCACCGGTGGCCAGACAAAGCAGCACAGCGTTGCGGTTGTCTCCTTCCAGCATATCGAGCAACTGCGTGATTTCTTCAGTAGAAAGAAACGCCATTTCTGGCTCAGCCTCTTTAAGCTTTTTCACGCCTCTGAAAGGATGCTCGCTGTGATATTCATTGGCATCAATCAGCTTGGTAAACATGCCGCTGAATATAGCCTGATGACGGTTCACACTGGCTGGTTTCAAGCCTTCATTCATCATCTTGACCCGATAATCCGTTATCGCTTTCTTGGTTATCTGGTCAGCTCTGGTCACCCCGATTTCAGCAAACTTAATCATGATTGCTGAAAGCCTGCCTTTTTCTATCAGACCACGGTTATGGTGCTTGCCGTGGTATAGCCACCACAATTCCAGTAAATCAGTCAGTTTGCGGCGGTCTGCCGGTTTCTCTAACCACTCTTTATTATGGTAGTTAACCAGCACATGACGCTCATAAATCTGAGCCTCACCTTTCGTATTAAATTTACGCCGGATTCTTCTTCCCTCGGAACCCTGCGGCCTTACGTCCACTTCATATCGACCATCATCGAGCTTCTTAATTGACATAGCGAAGCCCTCCAATGGTTACAACTTTGTTCGGTACTGTCTGTTTGTGGCTGTAACAGTCGGCCACTGTACAAAAATCACAAATTTGTGCGGCGTATATGGTCAGCCAGTCTTTTGGTCTGAGTGGGACGAGGTTGGATTTTCTTGCCCAGAGTGTGCGAGTGCCGGCGCTATTTGGCCGGATGCGGGATCGGTCTCATCGAACATGAACCAGTTCTGATATTTGCGAAAACGAGGAAGCTTGAACAGCTTGACGCCAGATTCAAAGGTCATCTTTGATTTGTCATTTTCATAGCCGTGATAGGTGGTGTAACTAATTCCAACGATATCAGTTAGTTCCCGAATGCTTAGCCTTTCGGAGTCACGGATGAGTTTAAGTTTTTCGCCTTGAGATGTTGACATAATATCGAGTTCTCGTAATTATATTGAAAACTAAGAGCCGCAATCACACTCAAAGCAGCCTAAATGGTGCCAGAACGTGATACGGAGCCAAGTCGGAGAATAGCAAATGACAGTAGAAGCGAAAACCATTGAATCTGAGAGTTCAGATGAACATTCCACCATCAATACAGAGGCAGGGGCAAAGCGGAAGCCAATCAATTTGTCAGAAAAGCCGGGAAACCTTCTTTCAAAGGAAGGTTTCGCATTGTATGTCGGTAAAACACCGGCTGCGATTGTTGCGATGGCCAAAGCAGGAAAATTGCCAGCGTTTTATATGGCTGATCCATTAAAGCCGGGTGGGCACGCAGAGCTGTGGATTAGCCGCAAAGAATGGGACAAGTTTGCTGATCAGCTTGTTGAAGATGCACCGGCAGAGTGGCATGGATGGAAAGACCGTATCAGTGCAAGTAAACCTTGCCGTGGTCGCGGCCGCGCAGCATAGAAGAGGGCAGTAATATGCAAAACCCAATCTCATTAGCACCACTGCTCTGGAATCATCAAACCGCACGTCCCATGAATAATTCAATTACACATGGGAAAGGTCGCAAAGGAATCATTATCTGTTCACGCCGTTCTATGCGCGCGGTAGCGGTGAAACGGTTTTTATCATGGGGAAAAAAATGACAGTAATCACTGCGGCTATCGTAATGAATCAGCCTGCTGGGCTTCGTGCTGCTGTTGGGGAGCGCCTTGCGCCCGCTCGTTGGCAAACCTCTTGTGATTTCTATAACAAGATGAGCGAGCGTGAACGTCTGACTATCTGTTTTCATGCTCAGTTAAGACAACGCCATTCCGTCATGAAATTGCAGGAAATGAACGATTGCGATCGTGAACGTATTGTCTGCGCAATTGATGAGCTCCGGGCTGCTTTTGCAAAGTACCGTAGCTTCAGGATCACTAAATCATGTTTTATCGGACGCTTAAATATTAGCGAACGCCGCACTTTATATTTTCATGCAGGATTAACGGAAGAAGAATTCAGCCAGCCATATTGGCGAATTGATGACGAAACATGCTCATGGCGAGAGGCTTTATTTCGAGCTCTACGGGAATTATTTAGTCTGTTTGAAAATGCGCCGACTGTATTAACGTCGGTTCGCCCCGAAACTTACCTCCACTAATTAACCATTTTTAATTCTGCGCTTGATTGCGTAGGGGATCCCTTTGTCTGGAGCCAGAGATGAGCTTAACAGTTGGTCAAGAAATGAGAAATAAAGCAGACAGCGAAGCAACGAATTGGATGTTAAATCAGGCACGAAATCAGGCTAAGGCTGATGCAGCAATCACCTTTTCTTCGCATCTGGATTCGCTAATTAGTCACGCGATTCAACAGCAATTAGACAGGGTTGAAATCCTTGAATTACTCGGACAAGAGTCCATCCGTTTTCACAACGAAGGTTTAGAAAATAAAGGGGTGATGTAATGCCAGATTTAATGGATTCCGTGCAGGAAAGAAATCTCGAAATTTTGACTCATCAAGTAGCTGCACATCGTATTCATAGCAATGGGGTATCGGCCTCAGTCTGTGAAGACTGCGACCAGCCAATCCCTGCGGCGCGGCGGGCTGCATTTCCCGGTGTCGTGCGTTGTGTGTCATGCCAAGAAATCACCGAACAACAGAAAAAACATTTCAGGATCTAAGCATGATTCGAATTTCTGTAGGTGACAATTGGGTTGTGACGAGTGACTGCTACCAGTTCATTCTCAACAAAAAGAAAACTGTTCTTTCTGGCGATAAGAAAGGGCAGGAATATTTAGAAGCCACGGCTTACTACTCCAAGATTGACCAGTTGGTGAAAGGATTACTGCACTTTCATATCAGAGATTCTGATGTCCGTACCCTTGCGGAACTGGCTGATGAGATAGCTGATATTGGAGATCTTTGCCGGGTTGCTTTTAACGTGACGCAGTCCGGTAAATAACGTGCTGATGAATGCGAGAGGGCGTATCGCGCCCTCGCCACCACCTAAGCTAATAAAAGCCGACAAGGTTCCTTTTGTCGGCGCATACCCTTGGAACTCCCCCCGTCCTGCAATCTCAAAAGAAAGACCTCTTACCCGTGATGAATTCCATCAGGGGCAAGATGCCTTACGCAAGATCCACGCGCTGCCATTTTTTCTAAGTGGCGTTTTCTCTGGCCGGTATGAATACCTTAAAGAAAGCTCAGGGTTGCTGGCTGCACATCGTTACCTCATCAATGTTTTTATGCCCCGAATTTGGCCACGTATCGAGGTTGTACAGGCTAAATATGCGTTGGCCTTAAGTGGCAGAGCTAATGAAATTTTTACTGATGAGGCTGAGAGTTATCGCCAGTTAGCTGGAATGAATGATAAAGCGCTAAAACGTCTCGCGATGCAAATTTCATCCCGGCTGTTCACTGAATATGAAGAGCAGAGCGATCAGCTTCTAAGTCAGCATAACGGCGTACAAGCCAAGCTATTCACCGACAGCGCACAGCAAAAAATTTATGGTGAGGTTGCCGGTGCTGCCCGCGTTTTTAATATCACTCCAATGCACTGGCAAAAATACTGTAAACGCAAACTGGATATGCGCTCAGCGTTCTCCAGCATCGCGCGATTGGTAAATGATGAGTGGTGGATTCGACAGTTAAAAGCGCAGCGCACTCAATGGCGCGAATCTCTCCTGATTGCTGTTGGCGAGGTTAGTCTGCAAAAGTCTGGCTATGCCAGCAAACAGGCTATCCGGGATGTTCGGGCGCGCCGTTTAGCAAACATGGAATATCTTAAATCCTGCGATTTAGAAAACATCGAAACAGGGGAACGTATAGATCTCATCGATAAGGTTATGGGGAGTATTTCTAACCCTGAAATCCGTCGTATGGAGCTGATGAGCACGATTGCAGGAATTGAAAAATATGCCGCAGAAGTTAGTCATGTCGGCATGTTCCTCACGATAACCACTCCGTCAAAATACCATCCAACACGCATGGTCGGGAAAAAGACTGATCGCCGCGTTAATTTCAATCATAAGTGGGATGAAGAGGCGTTTTCGCCAAAGGATGGTCAGCGCTATCTGGTGAAAATCTGGGGCAAGATGCGGACAGCATTCAAAGACAACGGCATCAAGGTTTACGGAATGCGCGTAGTTGAACCTCACCATGACGCTACACCTCACTGGCATATGATGTTGTTTTGCGACAAAGCTCACCGTCAGCCTGCCGTTGACATCATGCGCCGCTATGCCCTCCAAGAAGATGGAGATGAACGGGGGGCACTAGCCCAGCGTTTTGAGTGCAAGCATTTAAATAAAGGCGGAGCGGCAGGCTATATCGCTAAATATATAGCCAAGAACATTGATGGCTATGCGCTGGAAGGTGAGATAGACCATGAGACTGGCCGATCATTGTCAGAGACTGCCGCAGCCGTTACCGCATGGGCTTCTACATGGCGTATACCGCAATTTAAATCTATCGGTGTACCAACAATGGGAGCCTATCGCGAGCTGCGCAGATTGCCGCGTGGTGTGAGTATCGCTAGCGAGTTTGACGAACTTGTCGAAGCTGCAAGAGCAGCGGCAGACGGTGGTGATTTCGCCGCATATATTTCTGCGCAGGGTGGGGCGAATGTCCCACGCGATGAGCAAACGGTAAGAACCGCCCGCCAAGTGACTGATGAGTTAAACGAGTACGACGAAGAGATCCAGAAAATCATCGGCGTTTATGCCCCTCATCTTGGCACTGACCTCATCCACGAAACACGCACAACAAAATGGCGCATTGTCGCCAAGGCTGTTGAAGTTGCCGTTCATCCTTTGAATTTAATAAGCGCCTCCGGCGCGCCTCGGAGTCCTGTCAATAACTATGGGCTAGGAGAAAAGAAACAAACCATAAATAAGCTCGATAGCCAGCCTGGGAGCGCGCCTACAGCGTCCAATTATGATAACCTGCGAGTTATTGACTGGACAGACACAGCCGCTGTGAGGGCGATTGTGGCGCGTATACGTGAGGAAACGCCGAGAGTCAGCAAGACGCAGCGAAGTTTTGACCCGACAAAAGGCCGTGATGTTGCACCGTCGGCAAGATTGACGGAAGAAGAACGGGCACGCTGGCCTGAAATCGTACGTGAATTGATGAAACACAACGTCACGGCGGAACGCTGGGAGCTGGAAGCGTTAAGCCGTGGAGCGAAAATTAGTTTTGGTGATCTGGAGATAAGTTTTGCACCGCTGTCGGACTGGGCTGAATTTGAATGATGTGTATTAGCCCAGACTTAATCTGACAGATTTCGTGGGTAGAACATCATTAAATCTCTGACATCCTGGTTTGAGCGAGGAGCGGAATAGTCATTGTGGCATGACGAGTAATAGGGTGAATGTCAACTAAGCATGTATGAGAGCGCAAATCTGCTCCAAGAATGTCACGTAAACTAAAACGAAATAATTAATGCGTTTTGTTATCTTGGGACATTTGTGATAAATGACTATCAGGTCTGTCCAAGGTCGATGCGGCTTACCTAACTTGTAGCTATATTTTGAAATTTTTAGTTTTAATTTTTGATAGTGATATGCGTTCGATTGCGAAGGCATGTGATATTATAACTATTAAGACACCGGGGCTAATGCGCTTTATGCTCGATGTTAATCATATATCTTTAGAAAAGATTGAAACCATGGCTAAGCATTGGGTATATAACAAAGGTTTCCGGGCTTATATGTCTAGGGATTACGTATCGCAGTTCTTTTCAGTTGCCCACCCCTGAACAAAATTACAAGTCTCATAAATTGATTTTCTCGCAGCCTCGCTCCCCATGTAGCAGTGGCTAGCAGGGTGGAAACTCTGGCGATAAGCGGAAAATTTCGTTATTATAGAAAACTTTTGCAGTTAGAGGTATTGCTCGTTACCTTACTGCGTAGCCATTTGATATATGTAGAGAATTTATGACGCTCAATGCAAACTTAGTATGTCCTATCCGCGGTCAACTCGGCGCAACATATTTTGCAAAAGATGGCCTCACTGTTTCGGAAGAGGCAAGGCGTATCGAGTGTTTGAAGTATCTGCTTCTGAAAAAATACCCTAAGAGCCACATTGAGTGTGAGACCGTCGTCATTAAGAGGATAGGTAATGGCGGCCGCAATTCGCTGCGCGCCGATATTGTCGTTTACGATCTTCCCGTTTTAGAAGCAAGGTCGCTTTCAGACTCAGAGAGAAACAAACACATTCTTTTAGTTGCGGAAATTAAGCGAGAAAGCAAGTCTAAAAAATCGGCTGTCTCTTTCCAATTAGAACCAGCATTACGCCAGATTGATAGATCTATAGTTTACGGCGTCTATTGGGATGATACTAATCGCCATTTGTATATAAAGAAAGTTGAAGATGGCGAGACACTCATCACAAGAGACGAGCTTGGCAATATCCCCGTTTATGGTCACGTATATAAATACTCTCGCCTTAAATACGGTAATCTAATAAAGCCAGAGGATATATCTGCGACTTTGATGGATATAGCGAACATTCTCAGATCGAATCATATTAATGATGATGCAACCCGCTATCGTGAGACTGTCAAGTTACTTCTCGCTAAGTACGTGGACGAAAAAGATGCTAAAGAAAGCGGTGATGATCTTGTGCTGCAAGTGGCGCATGGAAACGATTATGACTTCATGGATCGCGTTAAAGATATTTACGCTAGAACTGCTCGTATTTATTCCAAAGCGAAATCCATTTTTGGTCAAGCGTCTGTAAATTTCCTTCCTGAAAAGACAATGAAGGAGATTGTTGAGAAAATTCAGGGTCTAGACTTGTTGAATTCATCTAGCGATTCGATGCAGCAAGTGTTTATGACTTTTGTGCCGGCTGTGTTCAAAAAAGATCTTGATCAATTTTTTACTCCGCTCACGCTTATTAATTGCATGGTAGAGATTCTTCGTCCTGGTCCGAATGATAAGATCGCGGATCCAGCAATGGGAACGGCGGATTTCTTAACTGCTACGATGCAGTACCGTTTTAAGTACAATGATGGGCAAATTATAAATAGGGTATTTGGTTCTGATAAAGATCCCCAAGCCTATGAGCTTGCCGTTATTAACATGATTTTGAACAAGGATGGTCAAACAAATCTTCACGATAAGGACACCATTGAGGAGCACCTCCTTTGGGCTGATGCCATGGATATCGCGTTTTGTAATCCCCCATTTGGTTCGAGGACTGTGGAAACTAGAAAGAAAGTCCTTGAGAAATATGATCTTGGACATGTATGGGTTTCCAAAAATGGGGTTTGGACTAAGACTGAGGAAGTCATGCAATCACAGCAGTTAGGTATTCTTTTTATCGAACGCTGCTGGAAGTTGCTAGCCGAAAAGGGACGGATGGGAATTATTCTCCCTGAAGGATATCTGTGCACTGCTAGCTATGGATACGTACGTCAATGGCTTTTGGATAAATTTAAGATTCTTGGATTGGTAGAGCTTCCCCGCCGTATTTTCTTAAAATCAGAGGCAGACCTACGATCTAATATTCTTTTTGCATATAAAAAAGAAGCTAAAAAGAATGATGGGTCTGATGAGGTGGATTACGGAAATTATCCAATTCACACAGAGCTTGTTAGAAAAGTAGGATATAAGTTGGGTAAAGGCTTTTTCACTATGCCTTTGCGAGATCTCGAAACTGGATTGGAAATCCGAAATGAAGATAATGAAGTTGTTATCGATACCGACTTCATACGTGTCCGTAATAACTTCCTTAAATTTATCAAGTTTTTGAACGATCCTTTGGCGCCTGATTGGGATGGTGCACGTGTCGGCGATATCCTGTCCCACCCTATGCTTGATATGAAGCCAAGACGACTATCCCGAAAAGCGTTGTCTAACGCCCGCATAATTTCCCAGGGCGAATATGTCAGACTCGGGGATGTGGCTGAAGTGCTCGATAGAGTTGAAGAGTTTGATGTACCTGTCGGTGAAAATATGCATCTGATCGAAGGTCAAGATATTCGAGCCGTGGAAGGGATGGTTGTACTTAAAGATAGTGAAAAAAAGTGGCAGGTTGAGGTTAGGAAGACTAATAAAGGATACAAGGTAAGAAAAGATGATGTCATTGTAGGTTTAGTTCGGCCCGAAAGGCGAAATATTGGCTTCTATGCTTATGAAGAACCTAACGTCTATGCAAGCGGAGACGGTGTGGCAATAGTGCGTCAAAAACCCGGCCAGTCTGAGATTTATCCCATTGAATGGATCTTTCAGGCACTTAGAACCGAGCGTTGCCGTTTACAGTTTTGGACAGAGTCTGGTGGAACGAGCTACGGAAAGTTAACCATCGATCAGATAAAAAATGTGATGGTTCCAGTCCCTTCTCATGCCGAGAGATTAGCGATAAAAAAATCAGTCCAAACTTGGGCGCTGTCGATAATTGCCTCTGCTCAGGCTTTTAACCAGATATGGCCGGCAGAAGACAAAAAAGCTATCCTTAACTCCCCACTTATCGGGCTCGAAAGTGAGGACTTAAATAGCGATGATGACGAATAATTTTTTTAATTGAAGGCACACCAATAACGAGTATCACGGGATGCTCGTTAGTTCCTTAGGATTTGTTGCTCCTGTCAGCAGAAGCACTCTAGGTTTACCTCTGCAACATCCATCATCATGCATGTAATGCAGTTGTATTGGCTACCTTTAAGGTTGACCTGCCACAATGTGTATTAGCGTCCAGTTATGTCAGCAAGTTCTACATCTGGCGCTGAGCTGCCTATCACATTGGGTTTGGCTCCGTGCCGTAGTTGTTTAAGGTCAACTTTGAGCCGATACAGAAGATGTGTATCGAGCGCAGCTATATAGGTGAGCCATGCATGCATTATGCGCATGGATTTGCATGATCTAGCAAGGATCAAAAAACACCTGATTGCCCCTCTGAACGTGCTTAGCGGCGATCTGGGTCATGCATTATAAACGGTGAGCTAAGCCATAAGCGGGCAGGCGGGTAACATTGCGCGCGCCGAGGTGAAACCATTCAAAAAATCCACAATTTATGGCACCCTAGGCTGTTTTCAAGTGAGTTTTTTGTATGATCTACTCTGGGGCTACGATCCGTCTAAGAGTTGTGTTTGTCTAATAGGGATAGTTATGAAAAAAATAGCAATAGTGCTTACCTTGGCCTTTCTTTTAAGTGGTT